TAATGAATGTTGAAGTTGGTGATATCATAAGAATTACTGATACCGTGCTTAATTTAAGCAATGACACATTTAGAATTGTTACACTTAAACTAAACAATGATCTTACTCTATCAATTGATGCGGTTGAGCATGATGCCACACTGTATCCAGCAACGGGTGGAGTTGGACAAATTGAAATTCCTCCACAGGTTTATTTGCCACAGGAATTAAGCGTAAATCCAAGATTAAAGAATACACCACTTAATCCATTAAGCGTGTTTCCACCAAACAATCCAGATGAACCCGTAAATGGCATTGACATAGTTGACAGTGCTGGCATTCCAATAACTGACAGTGCTGGAGCAACCGCAACGGATGCCATCAATGAATCAAATCCATTGGCCGATGAGCCAGATACTAATCCAACCGTGGTTACAAAATTTAACACATTTGAATATCTACAATCACAAGGAGATGTTCCACCAGCATGTGAATTCAATCCTTCAAGAATTGAAAATTACACGTCAAAGAGATATGCTGATGGAACACTGCCAAATGTATTCTATTGGGAAACTCCCACAGGATTAAAATCATATCTATCAGTATCATCGGATTCAGGAATCTTTTCAGTTGCCAATCTAACCAATAGCGAAGTTGGACAGGATTGGGTGTATAGTTCGGCACCCTCGTATGAATATCCTTATGGTAGCGGAAATCAAATACTACAAGGATTCGTTAGCATTGCAAACAAACCATATGTTTGGGTTGATACCAAAAATATGTGGAAGTTTGGTGGAATGAGAATGTATCTAATCTTGAATAGACCACAGGATGCCAGCATCGCACACTATAAATTAGAATACACGTATGGCGATGACGTTTTACCATTTATTACCGTAAGAAATCTTGATATAAATTATCCTGATTCATCCTACATTCGTATTGATACGTATAATAGAAGTGCAACGGCAAAAAATATTAGATTTCGTTGGGTAAAAAATTATTTTAATGGTGGCAATGCAGGCATTGAACTATTGGATGGTTCAAATTTACCAGATTCATATACATTTTATGATTATGATCTACAGAAGAATGTGACTGGAAATAACATCGAAGCAATGCTAAATTATTATCAACAGAATTTAAAATCATTGTATTTGCAAACAGTTACGGGCACGGGTAGCACCTTTAAATCAGATGGTGCTGTCGTAACAACACATAGTTTAGGAACATAAGATGCCAGCAGGATTTTACAAGGAAGGATTATTACAACCATACAGCACGGAAACTTGGGCTGACTATGGTGATAGCGTTGGTTACACTTGGGATAATTTTACATCCTGGAATGGAACGCCCGACCTTCCCTTAACATTTGATACTGGCATTGTTGATGGTGAAAAGATAGATCAATTTTTACCATTAACGGAAGTAACTACCACTGGACAGGTTACGCAGGTTACCATCTATTATGGAAATACCGTTGATTCAACGGGCGGAGCAATAGATAGTGAAAGTTCCGTAACATACACGCCCGGTGACAGCGTAAACGCAATCAAGGCACGCTATTTTCGTTTTAGTTTTAGCGTTGGTTATCTTGACAGTGCGGGAGTGAGTGAAAGGCCCGTTATTTCCAACATAGTAACATCACTATCCAATGAAAAGATTACTGCCACATTTGATAGCATAGATTCATCAACACTTGGTGGTAGCGTGGGCGCAAGAGAATTAACGGTTGAGGATCCAATCACGGTTACCTCACTAACCGTAACACCACATACTCCGGGCCAAGCACTTTATGTTAGCAATGATTATGTGGCAAGTGATGATAGTGCTGGTGAAATATATGTAGAAGAAGGCATAACGGTCAAGCCCATCATATACATAAACAAAACAACATCTCCAATAACGCTCAACATATACAATTTTGATACGTATGGAAAGAATGCGCCAATAGATTGCACATTTGATGCCATGGTTCAGGGTTTACCAAACGCAATAGTTGATGTTACTGGTAACATAAGGAGTTAGATATGGCATGGCCAAACACGGGTGATATAGACACCACAAAATTAGATCAAGACACTGATAAAATTTCAGAAAGCCGCGCGGAATTATACAAGATGGCTGGTTACGTCAATGATATGATTGATGTGGGGCCATCAGGATTTGGTGAGGATTTGATACAGGTTGGACAGGAGGATAGTGATCCCGTGCAGATTATTGCAAACACAACACAATCCTCAAAGGCATTAGAATTATATGGGCGCACATCAGGAAGTTCAAGTCCATCATTAACACTTAATAGTGATGGCACAATTTCACTTGGTGCCATAAATGTTTTTGTGAATTCAGCCATGACAGTGTATAACAGAACAACGACACAGAGAGATGCTATACCAAGCATACAGGATGGCATGATCATTTATAACACAACAACCAATAAATTTCAGGGCCGTGCGAACGGCACTTGGGTGGATTTACATTAGGATATGGCTAAATCCAATAAATATAACAAAGGAGTAGCAAATGGCTTGGGCAAATAGTTCAAATATTATTACAACCAATCTTGATAGCGGCACGGATTCACCTGCGGCAGCAAGGGCGGATCTAAAGGCAGCACTTGACGAATTGGTGCTGGTAATTGACGGAAGAGGCACTGCCAATGGAGTGGTTCCGCTAAATGCAAGTTCAAAGATTGCGGCAACCTACATGCCCGACGAATTAAACACTACTTCAGCAACCAATTTAACATTGGATCCATCAACGGGCAAGGTTGCCCTTGAGGAAATACTCAATCTTTCACCACAAACTACCGCACAGTTAAACGCAAGAACGGACAAGGCTGCGGGTGACGTTGCCTACTGTTCGGATGGCGGAGATGACAGTGCTGGTGTTGGCTGTATTGCGGTATATGATGGTGCGGATTGGCGTGCAGTCCAACTTGGAACGGTATTATAATGGGCGATATCAACGAAATAGAAACAAGAATTGCTTTGGTGGAGCAAAAGGTTGATTTAATCATCAACAATCATCTGGCACACATGCAAGAGGACATTGACGATATCAAGCGTTATTTTGGTTGGGCGGTTGGTGTTGTATTCATGCAATTGCTTGGCGTTATCGTAGCACTGAGCATGATGCTGTAATGCCCTATCTAAAGGTAAATCCGGACACCTATACCCTTAGCAAGAGGCAGATGTTCCAATTTGATACCTGCCAATTTTGTGGAAGCACGGATTTCAATCTACGCTTTTATCCAAACCCAAACCATCGTCCTGAAAGCCAAAGAGGCAGCCTAAGAGATACCATCGCACGACGTTCCTGCATGGATTGTGGCAAGACCACTGCTTTGGTTAAATCAAATATTGACTAAAATAGCCACTTTTGCTATACTTTATTTAGGTTATGACTAAATAAGTGTATAAGGCAAAACGATGGCAAATTATAAACAAAGATTTAACGCAAAATTCTATGACTTGGCTGAAAAATATTACGGCACAAGAGACTTAGGCTCCCTAAATTATTACCAGATTGAAAAACTTACAAAATGGGTTACTAATGTTGATCCAAATACAAAAGGCAAACAAAAAGGGCGTAAGTATTCAGGTAACACCTATAAAAAACTCAAAGGCATATTCAATTAGCACATAAGGTTAGCGGGCCAGATATAATTCCGCTGGAGACAAGGGCATATGATGAGTATGCACTCCTAAACAGTAAAGAAAAACTGAAAGCAATAGATTTGGATTTACTGAGTATGAATGCTAACATACGAAAAACTGTTGTTACAAACACCTAAACAATTTGGAACGAGGTTTAGGCATCGCAAGATGAGTCGCTGTAGGTTGGAAAAGAGCAGAGTCCAGTAACACATAACAGAAAAATACCTACTTCCGTTTAGGCTGTGCAACTCGCATAAAGTCTTTTTTATACGGAACCTTAAACAGGTTCCGTATGACTGAACAATCTGCATAAAGACAAATAATCATCAAGTGGTGTTTATCTCTGTATTAGGAAAGGAACATTTGTGTTAGAAGCAGAAAATATCTGTTGAGTGGAGCGAAACAGATTTTTGTGCGATAACAGGTGTCTTTAGACACCTATTACTGTTTGGATACATTATCCATTGAGATTATACCCGTTTTATTGTATAATGTAACAATACACAAAGGAGAATTGCAATGGCAAAATTATATGAAATCAAAGAGAAACTAAAATGGAATGATCCCCTAAAACACACCTACAAATTGAAACTGTATTATGATCCTAACAGTGACAATGCAAATCTATATGCGAAGATTGATAAGATACCTGAGCCCTTTCAATTTGCATTTGATGATGTCATGCAGGGTGAATGCAGGGCAAAGTATGTGAAATACCAAGGACAGTTTGTTGATGGAATTGGAGCACAGTTATTCTTTCCAATACCTGAAGAACAGGGCAACAATGATTGGCAGATTGATTTTCATCTTGAGGATGGATCCACTGATACTGTTATGTTGCCAAGGATCAATGAAGGCAGGAAGGGCCTGCAGGGAAGCAATGAAAATTTACGATTTAGTGATTTGACTGCAAGGCACAGCACGGACAGTATCAGAAAGATATTAAGCGATTACAAGGATGACTAAATAAAGTTATGAGAAAGAATGGAATATATCCGGAATTATGGAAATCAGGACGCTGTCCTATTAGGCACAAGTTATGGCTTGAATGCCAAAGAAATAGGGCACAGGCAAAGTATCGTGGTCAGGTATGGGACATAGACGAGGAAACATTCATTGAACTGTGGATGACGGATGATCGTTACAAACAGCGTGGCAGACGGGGCGATGATCTCTGCATGACACGAATCAACAAGAACCTGCCATGGACCAAACACAACGTGCAGTTTCTATCTCGCAAGGCACACTTCCAATCAATATATTGCGGAATCAGCCACAAAACACGTGAAATAGAATGCAAACGCTAAATACTATTACAGCAAGGGCACTCCGTGATATCTTTCCTGGTAAGACTGTTATCACTACAAATCAAAACAATGCCATTGTTTTTTTTCCGAATGGAGTGGCCCTTGCTTCCTAACAAGACAATCTACACTGATTGGCACAGGACATTTCCTGAATCTGGCAAGGGCAAGCAGTATCCCTGGTTGCTGGACAAGATCATGCAGAACCAAACGCAATACTCAAACCCAAAACTGCGCAAGAGCGAAAAGGCCAAGCGTTGGCAAACATTCCTGGACTATGGCTGTGGCAAGGGTGGAACTGCAGAATGGCTGCGAAGCCTGATCAAGCACACCATTGAGATAGATCTATACGACCCGGGACATGAACCATACAGAGACACCCCGCTACGGGAACGCTATGATGTGGTATATTCCTGCGATGTGCTGGAACACATTGAACGGGAGGACATCAAGCGTGTGCTTGCGCACACCCAGAGCCTGGCAGACGCAAACCTACACATAATAGACATGACCCCCGCCAAGAAGCAGTTGCCGGACGGCAGGAACGCACACATAACACTGTTGGACAAGCACGAATGGATAGCCGTGTTTGAAGCACAGGAGCATGAGATCGAGGAAGTGTTTCCATACAGCCAACCAGACCCCCTTTTCAACACGAGAGACAGAGTATGCATTTGGACACGCAGATCAAAAGAATACACAAAACGCTCGTAATCACCTCCTTCAACAGGGAGTTATATGAACAGTATGCACAGGGCTTTTGGCACACATTCCCACATGATCTCCTGGATCTCAAGGTATATTCAGAAGAAACACTGGCGATAAAGACCACGCACCTACACCTACACTGTGACTTTGTTGAGCGCAACAGTTACAGACCAGTGAGCAGTTACAAGCATGACAGTGTGCGTTTCTGCTACAAGGTATACTCAATAGCACAGGCACTTGAAGACTGGGCTTTGGATGACTATGATAGGCTACTGTGGATTGATGCAGATACCCGTTTCCACAAACACATAGACGAAGACTGGATAACACATAATCTCTATAAAGGAGACTGCCTAATGAGTTACGCGGGAAGGCACAACCTTCACAGTGAATGTGGACTGCTGCTGTTTAATCTTGAACACCCAAGCACACACAGTTACATAGCAAGTGTTAGAAAACTATATGACACGGACATGATCTATTTGCTAAGGGAATGGCATGACAGTTTCGTGTTTGATCAAGTTAGAATGCAGTATGAAGCCAAGGGCAACCGTTTTCATAACCTCGCAGCGCACATAGACCATAAGGTGCCAGGAAGCCACATACTTGCCTATCTATATGGAGATACACTGGATCACATGAAGGGCAAGCGCAAGCAACGGGGCCATTCAAAAGAACAACAAAATCACGAGAAACCGTAGGCATTCTGTAGCAATACGAGGGGGTATTGGGCAGAATGGCAGAGGGTGATCCTTGCGTAGAGAACATGCTCGAAATTTGTGTAGAGGGATTTATGTTTAGCACCCCCCTCTCCAAAATGTCTCTAAACCCCTGAAATATTCTGATAATCACCGTTTATCCACCCTGTCGCCACGGTTCCCCCACAACTTTCTGATTGATTTCCACCGTGAAACCACCATGAAACCACCGTGGAGATACCGTGATTCCACCCTGGCTGCCACCGTTTTGGACTGTGATTGGCCGTGAGGGGTCGCTCCCTAACTATATCTACAGTATAGCACAGTTTCGCACGGTGGTCAAGAGGGAATTTTTCCAAACTGTGGGGATATTTTTCTTGACCTTGGGGTCAGAGTGTGTTATACTGTGGGTGAGGGGCGTCCCACTGTGTGACAGAGTGGTGGGGGGGCAAGGCTTACGCCATTCATCTCGCTAAACCAGGGTAACCACAGGTTGCGGAAAAATCCATCTCAAAGATTTGGTGCGTGTGGATTCTCAGGATCAGTTTCCCAACATATTCTATCTATGGTGTAATCATTGTCAGCCCAAAATCCACCACTCTCAATCCATTTTTGGTGATAGCGTTCAGCCTGTCTGTTGAACCAAGCCTCGCCCATTGTGAATATCCACCAATTGCGTTCCTTATACAGTTCAGCAAGGGCTGTATCAAACTGCTTTCTTTCACTCCACGTGCCCAGTTCTAAATCTGTGCTTTGGCGCTGTCTAAGGATGTCACGTGCTTGTGTGTTATTCATATTACTATAATACACTCACTGTGGGATAGTGCAACCCCAAATCTCGCCAAAATACCTCTTACCGTGTTGCTGGCGCAAATTCGCGTTGCTCATAAAATGAGCAGTTTAGCCACATGCTCGGGTGCAACGAAAAGGGGACAGTTTGGTATCATGTCCAGGATAGCCCAGTTTAAGGAGTGGGAAGTTCTGATTCTCCCCATTATTTGCACGGGCGGAGCAAATTCTCTTAGTCCTTGCTCTTCTTGCTCTTGCTGGTTTGGATCACTGCCATGGGCTTGCCCGTTGTGTAATCGGGTATTATGAGGTATGTGCCCTCCGTGGTGATCACGGTCTTGGGCAACTGCATTTTTTCATCCGTTACGATAACAATGGGAGTGTCCGCCCATGCACCCTTGGCGAACAGAAAGAACAGTAGGATTGCCACCGTTTTCATACTATCTCCTCCTTGTCAACCAAGTCAACGAAGGTGGGCGGATAGTCCGCGTTTAGATTTTTATCATTCTTCTTGAGTGGTGCCAATCCATCCAATGCTATGCCCTTGCTCCTATACTTGCTTGAGCAGGCTATCTGCATGATTTCGGCCCAATGCCTATAGTTGTCCATTCGGGGATCAACCCAAAGTGTCCTCGTCTTGCCATCCGTGCATTTCACGGTGTTGCGGTAGCACTTGCCACCATAGAGTGAATCGCATTCCTGCGTGTGTATTATTATGCCCTGCATTATGTTCTCCTTTACATTACTGTTTCATTACTACACCTGTTTTCTTAGTGTATGTTTACATTATAGACTAAATTGTCTATTTTGTCAATGTTATTTATATATTTGTATAAATAAAAATATGTCCAAAACTGAAAAAAGAATACATCAAAGTGAATACGTGGATAATGCGTGGTATGAACAGCAGTTGGCACGGGATTGGTATATTGCTGATTGGGAGGGTGACTATCTCATCATGCGTAGGATGACGGAAAATGGTTATGGTAAAACCACGGCACAGCAGGCAACACTGCAAAAGTATGGTAGCATTTGGGAATTGAACAGGAATCAACTTAGGATTCTATTGGGCAAGCATTGGGATGAAAGCAAGTTGAAGGATTGGGATGAAGAAAGACAGGAACCCCTGCGCGAATATCGTGAATGGGTAGCACGGGGAGGAAATTTACAATGAGTGAATGGACCAAGAAATCAAATCATGGACTGCATTGGGGGTGGTATCGCCGCAGGGACACTGCCAAGGATTGGCGCATACACCTGGACAATTATGAAGTTTGCCATGACATAGGCTCGGAGGATCCACAACGCCATCTGCTAAAGTTTGGTAATGAATGGGGACATAGACCATTCCAGCATCCAAACAATCTAAGTCATCAAAATTGGCACTTTTGGGACAATCCCGAAATACCACAACTGCTGTGGCCCAATCCAGCAAACCCCATGGGAAGCAAGGATTGGATACGCTGGGTGCCAGGAGAAATACTCACAACAAAAAAGACCGAAAATGGTGCGAGCAGAATAAATGATCTACTCAAGCATTATAGCAATGGGCGTGTCACTGCTTGGCATGACATAGCACCAGTGAAACCGGTCTCATTCACCCCATCCAAAACCATGCTGTTGGTTCCAAGTTCGCCCGCAAACTATGAACACTATTATGGCACCAATCAGGCACGATGGATAGAACAATACAGCAAGGAATTGAGGCGGCTTGGCTATGAAGTTGAAATACGCATCAAGCGTGGACGCAAGTTTAGAAAGCAGGGCAATGAACTCACGGATCAATTGAACACGGGCAAATACTTTGGCACCGTTAGCCAGCATTCGGTGGCAGCCATGGAAACCATAATGGCTGGATATCCCGCAATAGTGACAGGACCACATCCAGCGGGCAATCTTGCAACACCATGGCAGGAGTTCGCAGATGGACACACGAGAAAACCAACCCTAATTGATACCATAAATTGGGTTGAAACACTGCTTGGAAATTGCAGGCACAAATCTGAAATATTTGGAGGAACTTGGCATGTATAGATGGCCCGAACATGATATCCATTTCAAGGATTTTTTAACCTATCAGCAGAAGAATAGGAATGAATTCATCAATGCGATTGGTAAGGGTGAAACCATAATTGATATTGGTGCGCATGCTGGCAGTTGGAGCATTCCTCTCGCACACAAGTTTGAGAGAGTGTATAGTTATGAACCCATACATGGAAATACACTTGAATACAATGTTGCGCAGAGCGGAATGAAAAACATAATCGTTAGGCGCATGCTATTGAGCAAGGACATTGGAGAAAAGACCATTTGGATCAGGCAGGATAATTCAGGAGATAATGGAATTGATCTTGGAGCCCAGCATGGACGGACTCCAATAAGAATGCCCAGCGTGACGCTTGATTCGCTACAACATGAGGGAAGGATATCAGGAATAAAGATTGACGTCCAGGGACATGAGCATGCGATATTGTTGGGTGCGGAAAATATCATAAAACAGCACCAACCAATCCTATGTTGTGAATTGGTTAACGGAAACAAGCCAGCGGAAAAACTATTAAAAGATTGGGGTTATGAATTAAAAATAAAATCCGGCAAGGACTGGATATGGAGAAAGAAGGATGACATTTCAAAAGGGAAATAAATTTGGAAATGGTAGGCCAAGAATATATCACATACCAAAGGAATGGGCAAAGAGATATTCAAAGGCACGAGCACAGGCAAAATTTAGGCGTGAGGAATGGGCATTTGATCAGGACACTTGGTATGACATGTGGATGACATCAGGATACGCGGAACATCTTGGTAGCCAACCACACAACTATTGCATGACACGAAAGGATCCAATAGAAGCCTGGGGACCACACAACTGCATAATCATAACAAGGCGACAGCATTTTAAGAAGAGAGGTTATGTTGAATTACAGGGATGGCCAAATGTGCCATGGGATGATAAACATGACGTGAGAAACAAGAATGAAGAAAAAGAAATTTGATCCCCTATACACTGAAACGAGAAAGGAGTATCCAAGAACCTGGCGCATTTGGTATCGCATGAATAAGAGATGCAAGGTAGGACAGAATGGAGATTATCTTGATGTTGAAGTGTGTGATGATTGGAACATAGACAATGGATCAGAAGATGCATTCCTACGGTTCCTTGATGACATGGGGCCCTGCGAGGATTACAGAGAAATAGACAGAGTAAATCCATTGGGCAATTATGAACCAGGCAACTGCCGTTGGGTTGATCCTGCCGTGAATAGGCGCAACACCCGTGCAAGATATCGTGGTGATTACAAGATGTTGGATGTGGCAAAATCAAATGGCATACCATCACCAACCTACTATTCAAGATTAAGATTGGGTTGGCATCCCCAGGATGCGGCAACACTGACACCCAGTGCCGTTAAGTATAAGAAGAGGACGATATGAAATTCCAACCATCACCAGACTGGGATCCCTATGCGGATTTGGTAGAACTTAAAAACTTTGCCGTGACTGCTGACACGCACATTGCAAACATAATGGCCAATGAGAAACAGATAATCAAGGCAGTGAATGAACTATCAGCACAGATAAAACAAATGCAGGAAAAAATAAAATTATTGGAAGGAGTAATAAATGAAATTGCAAACGAAAAGAGGACCTAAACCAAAAAGTCTAAAACAAAGATTTGAAATAAGGAGATATGTATGAAACTTCCAGATCGCAACGACCGTTACCTAATGCCCACAACAACTCTTGTTGGAAGCATATTATTAATTGCACACATCCTTGGACACATATCAGGATGGTGGGCAATGCTATACGTCCCTCTACTATTCATGGGCCATAGTTTGGAGTATAGAGATTTATGGCTGTTCAAAAACAAATAGCCATAGTGGGCAACGGTCCATCAAGAAGCCTATACACGCCATTCCGTGGTGATGTCTGCTTGTGCAACATTCCACAGATTGATGTTCCCTATGATTACATATCAATGGTTGATGTAAAGGCATTTAAATACATCAAGGATAATGACAGGGTCTTCGAAAGGCCCATACTAACCACCGAAGATACCGCAAGACAGGTAAAGAATTATAATTTAAGGACGGAGATACAACCGTTGTTTAAGGAAAAATTAATGAATTCAGCGGCAACTGCCGCATATCATTTTGCACAGGATTATGATGTCATATGGTTATATGGCTGTGACGCACTATGGAGCGAAAATGTAAGCAGTCACCAGGATGAAATCATACCAAGGCCCTCAAGAGCGCACAATTTGCATTCAAGATGGAGAGAGCATTGGAAAAAGGCATGGGAAACGAACAAGACATTCGTGATAACCTGCCCAAACAATACGGAAACGGTGGATTATGGTAAAAATGTCAAATGGAACAAATCTAAAATCTAAGGTTTGGCGCTACATCAAGCAAAAATTGTCCGTGCCCAACAAAAAAATGGATGGCATGGCAATCTGCCCATTCATAAAACAGTATCTTGACAGCATAACGGTGGTTGAGACCACCGATTGGGAAAGAAAAATCAGCCAGGTGTGTGATGTATTCCATGCGGTTGGCTATGAAGCCATAGTGATATGCGGTCCATGGGAAGATTATGATGAATTGATGGCAATCTGCGATGATTATCAATCAAGATACTATAAGAAAGACATAGAAATACTCCTAATGCACCCCGATACGGAGGATCCACCATTGCCCATGGACTATAACTTCCAGGATTCGCCGCTTGTGATAGTGCAGAGGGCAAGCACACTGAATGATAGCCGCAGATTGCTACAAAAATCAGGCAAATACTATAATTTTTATAAATAAGTATGTTCAGCGAAAACCATAATTGGAGACATAAATGACTATTACCCTTAGACAGGAAACAGACGCAAGAGCCTCTACCAAGGGGACCAGTCTAAATTTCCAAGAACTTGATAACAACTTTATTGATATATTAAACAGAACGGAACTTACCGTAGAAGGTGATTCGGGTTCTGCACAACTTTCCACAGCATCAACAACCGACAGAAGGCTCGTTGTAAATGGCTCTGGTGGATTAACCACTTCCATTACTTCAGATTCAACTGGACAGGCAGTGCTTACTCTTACACAGGGCGCGGCCGTAGTTGATTTGGTTGAAGGTGTATTACCAGGTGCCAACATTGATGTGACTGCTGATTCAACTGGACAGATTACGGTAGCATTGGAAGCCGTGGTTGATGCCGTTGAATTCAAGGATTACAAGGAAACAATTTATAGTCTTGGAACTACTTCAGGAACTATCACTCCAGATGTGGCAAACGGAAACGTTCAAACAATTACCTTAAATGGAAATTTAACCTTTAACGCATTTTCAAACCCCGAAGCAGGACAATCATTGACTCTTATCATTGATACGAATGGAACCAGCAGAACGCTAACAACCACAATGAAAACACCAGACGCAACGGATCCAACAATGTCAGTGACTGACACTATTGATATCTGCACGGTCTTCTATGATGGAACGAATTATTACATGAACTACGTGACCAACTTTGCGTAAGGAGAAGTCATGCCATTAGGATTTTCAAGAAGCATATTTTCAAAACAGGCAGCCGCGGCAGCAGGTCCAAGATCCTCCATTACGGTAAATGGTGATGCACAGGTTGATACCGCAAGGAGCAAATTTGGCGGCGCAAGTTTATTGTTGGACGGAACGGGTGATTGGTTAAAGGCATCACCAAGCACATCAGGAGATTGGGATCTAACAGGAGATTTTACCTGTGAATGTTGGTTTAATTTTGATGCCCAACAGTATCCAAATAACTCAATAATATTATCATCCAAGGAAACAAGCAGTGATAGTTCCTCAGATATAATGTTCATAATCCTAAGAAATGAGGATGTTCCAATGAGGCTACAGGTGCAGGTTGGTAACCAAAGCCTTAACTTCCTTGGCAGTGGATTGATTAGTGCGGATACTTGGATCCATGTTGCGATATCAAGAAGCGGAAGTGGTTCAAACAATGTTGGTATATTCTGTGCTGGACAGAGAATTGGACAGATAACCTATAATGGCACGGTTTCATTTGAGAATTGGGGTATGGGTGCCCTATCATTGGATGGAGCATTACCATTTAATAGAACTGACAGTGGTTGGATTGATGAGGTAAGATTATCAGATACTTCAAGATACGATCCAGCAAGTTCAACCTACATAGAACCAACTGCGGCATTTACTAATGACGCAAATACATTATTATTGTTACACATGAACGGATCAGATGGTAGCACAACATTTGAAGATGATGAGGCTTAAGGAGATATAATTTATGGCATGGCCAAGTGGAACAAAGGCAAGCACTGCAAACGTGGATCAGGGTGGTGACAAGATTAGTCTTGCACGAGCGGACATAAAACAAAACATTGACAATGTCAATGACATAATTGATCACTTAAACATCGCATCACCATCTGATGGAGATGTCCTAAGATACTCAACATCATCAGGCAAGTGGGAACAGGTTGCCGTAAGCACTTTTTCTTCAACCAGTGACATAGTCTTGCTTGGAAATAGGACCTATCTTTCACTTTCAACCACCACACCATTTACCCTTTTGGGTCCTGATACTAATCCAACTACCAGTGGTATAACAGTAACTACGAGTCCAGGATCGGGCATCCATTATTGGACGCACAATACTACTGGAAATTATAGCCTGGTTCTATACCATTATAGCACAACCGCTAATATTTCAACTCCATCTGAATTTGCCTTTTATGATGGTAGCACACTTCAATTTATGAGGCAGGGTGTCGGTGGCACTGGTGCTCCACAGATGGATATAAGAGACCCACGTGGTATTTGTTTTATAAATTATACGGTAACCAGCACAACAGCACAATATGGTTTAAGAGGATATCCTGGAACCTGTGGTGTAAGTCCAAGCATTGAGGTTAAAAACACTTACGCGGTAATACAGCGACATTAACAATTAGCGTAGCATTTAATCCTTTCTCATCTACAATAAATACACTTGTTATAACAAACGCAAGCAAAACCTTATAAGGAGATAATATTATGTCAGCAAGTTCGGACTATGTTGAAAATCGAACACTTGATTTTTGGCTAAAGGCTAATTCACAATCAACAACGGCTCCTGCCGCTGTTTATGTTGCGCTATTCACATCAGATGATAGTGCTGGTGCAACCGGAGATCTATTAGAAGCAGGAACACTCACAAATGAATGCGTGGGTGGCGGCTATGAGCGTGTTCCCGTAACATTTGGAACCATCACAAACGGTGCCGTATCAAATTCAGGAAACCTTACCTGGGCAACTGCAACAGATGGTAATTGGGGCACGATCACACACGTTGCGATCATGGACAATGCAGAAGCAGGTAATGCTGGTGATAGTGCTGGTCAGGGAAATGTGTTATTCTATGGCGCACTTGACACTGCTCGTGAGATTCTGGTTTCAGATACTTTCCAAATTACCGCAGGATCACTTACCGTAACATTGGCTTAACGGTCACTTTTAGGGGGGCACCCAGGTGACTGACTTTGTAAGTGATATCTACGTTGAAAGTGGATACGTAGATAATACTTTTGTAGAGGGCAATTATGTTGATGCTGGTTATGTCACTGGCATAATCAACGGCTCAGCAACTCTCTCCTCATCTGTTACATTAAGTGCGAACGCTGGTAATGCCACTGATATTGCACAGCCCATCACCCTGGCAGCATCAGCCACATTAACTTCTTTTGGAAGCAGAGATAGGGTTGGATCAGCAACACTGTCTGATGCACTGTCAACATCAATCAGCGCAAGCCTAACAATTAAACCAGTCGTTTCAATCAGCACGCAATCAACGGTCAGTGTTGATGCCAAGAGATTTGTTGGCGGTAGCATTGACATGTATGTTTGTCCAGGAACATGGGACAATCAAAATACCTGGGAAAGGCCCACACAGGAAACTTGGCAGTGCCTATACGTTCAAGGCGTTAAAATTAATGTTGGTAATGGAACGCTAACCACACAGGCAACACTAACAAGCAATGGATTGGTCACAAGAAATGCATCAAGCAATCTTGATACCAATACAACGGTTAACGCATCGGGCAGAAGAGACATATTCGCATCCAAGCAATTGGATAGCATTACCACGCTAACAGTTAATGCTGTTAGAGAAAGACAGGGAATAGTTCTTAAAGCCAGCAGTGCCACGGTATCAGTTGATGCCCTAAGAACGAGAAATGTTTCAGCAACTCTTTCCGATGCTCTTAATTTTACCATCAATGCTGTTAGAAAGAGAGATGGAACGGTATTACAAGCCAGCAGTGCCACACTTACTGCCAATGGTATAAAGACGATATTTGGTAATGCCACACTAAATGCCATTACTTCATTTAGTGCAAGAAGCGTCATACAGGGCAGAAGCACACTGCCAAGCAGTGCCACAATCAATGCGATTGGTGGAAGGATTAGGACACAATCCAGCAATATACAAACTAACGCCACCATATCAGCACTTGGCGGTAGGCAGAGATTGGCATCAACAACGCTTAATGGATTCACGTCATTCCTTGGATTTGCCAGCATTTATGTGATAGACCCATACAGGGTATTGACCATCAAATCAGAGGGCAGAACGCTCATAATAGAAGCAGAATCCCGCAAAAAATCCGTAATTAGTGAAAATCGTGTAAATACAATACAAGAAGAAACACGATCTTACGAGATCAAAAGCGAAACAAGAAAATTAGAACTTCAAAACTTGACCCTTATAAATACGCCAGGTTCAATTTTGGATACAAGGAAATAAAGCATGCCAAGTTTAACAGGATTTCAAGAAGATAGGGTAGGGGTTTACATTGAAAAGGATCCATACGCTGTCTTGGACTATTCACTCGATTTTACCAACTGGATGCCAGATGGTGATACTATAACTTCTTTTCCAGATCCAATCATCACAGGCGACGACAGCAGTCTTACCTTAGACTCAACTTCAAACACAGATTACATAGCAACGGCATACATCTCAGGCGGCACGGCAGGCAATATCTACAATATAGAATTTAAGATTGTAACAACCAATGGACTACAGGATTCACGTAATTTTAGAATCAAGGTGCTGGAGAGACAAGCCTAATGAGCGAAGATACTAATACACAAAAGAAAAAATATAGAACCATAGACAGAGATTTGGTCTATAAGTTAGCCTGCATACAGTGCACCCCGGAAGAGATTGCTGAGGTGGTGGGTTGTTCAGCATCCGCACTCAAGAAGCGTTTTTCCGCATTATTGGAGAAGGGCAAACAGACTGGAGCACAGAGCCTAAGGCGTGCTATGTGGGAAAAGGCAATGAATGGTGATACGAGAGTTCAAATATTTCTTTCGAAACAATATTTGGGCATGAAGGATTCACCAGAAGATACACAAAACACAACACCTCTTCCTTGGGAGGATTAAACTATGTCGGACTTATCATCATTCAATAATAATTTTAATGCAACCTTTGGATTGGGAATACGCAAGGGATTATATCCAAAATTATCAGGCATAGACAAGTTTGGTTATCTTCCAACGGCAACCACAGCCTATAAGACCGTTTGGGATGGAGACAATGTTTATACCTATCCATCAAGTGCTCTTACAATGCAAGTGGTAAGTGATGAAAGTGCTGACAATGGCATTACAATTTTTATACAGGGTCTTGATGCTGATTATAATGAGATTACTGAAACCGTAACGCTGGATGATACTGATTCAGCAGGTGCAGTCCAAACCACACAACAATTCCTAAGAGTGTTTAGAGCATACAATTCATCCAACACTGATTTGGTTGGTGATGTTACCATTTCAAACGGTGGCACGACCTATGCAAAAATATTTGCAGAACACCAACAAACCAACATGGCAATTTATACCATACCAGCAGGCAAGAGAGGTTATCTCGTAACTGGTAATATTTCCGTTGAAAAGAATCAACCTGTTGTAGCAAAACTAATGGTTGGCCGTTTAGGCGGTGTGCTTAGAACAACAGGTATCATATCAACATTTGGTGTGCCATTCCAACGCAAATGGGATTTACCACCAGTTCTTAATGAAAAAACAGATATTGAAATCAGAGCCAAGGCAGGTGCAACAACTTCAATTGCGGCTGGCTTTGAAATTGTATTGGAGGACAAATAATGCCATTAAGTGATCCACAAAAAGAAATTTGCCAAAGTGCTCTTCAAAATCGCTTCGTGGTTTCTGCGTGTGGACGTCGTTTTGGAAAAACATACGTTGCCTTGAGAGAATTAGCAAGAGCGGCAAGCAAACCGAATCAAATGGTCTATTACGTGGCACCAAGTTATAGAATGGCAAAAACCATTGTGTGGGATCAATTAAAGGGCAAACTAAAAGATTTGCGTTGGATTGAAGCCAGCAACGAAGCAGAATTAAAATTAAGATTAAAGAATGGAAGTGTAATATATCTCAAGGGCGCGGACAATCCCGAATCACTTCTCGGAGTTGGTTTGAACTACGCGGTTTTGGATGAGTATCAGGACATTGATCCAAAGGTATGGTATCAAATACTAAGGCCAACACTATCTGACAAACAAGGTAGAGCATTGTTCATCGGAACTCCCCGAGGAGTAGGATCCTTTAGCCATCAAATGTTTACCATGGCACAGGATACTGAAGGATGGGTTGCCCATACATACACAACACTTGAAGGTGGCAATGTTCCAGAAGAAGAAATAGATCAAGCAAAGCGTGACATGGACGAACGCACATTTTTGCAAGAATATTGTGCTTCATGGAACACATATAGCGGACAGGTCTATTATAACTTTGATAGAGATTATACGATAAAACCATGCAAGGGCATGGATATTACAGAAATACACTGTGGAATTGACTTTAACGTGGATCCAATGTCAGTGTGTATTTCTGTAATAGAAAATAATACAGTTTATTTCGTAGATGAAATTGTTATGAAAGGATCAAACACTGATGAGGTATGCGATGAATTAAAGAGACGCTATCCAAATTCAAGAATTGTTATGTATCCGGATCCTGCTGGTAGGCAAAGAAAGACTTCAGCGGGTGGTAGAACAGATATTTCAATCTTACAGAATGCAGGATTTGTCGTGCAGGTGAGAAATAGCCATACTCCTGTTCGCGATAGGGTAAATGCTGTAAATAGTAAGTTGAAAAACGCAAAAGGAATAAGTTCATTGTTTGTTGATCCAAAGTGTAAGCAGATAGTGAACAGTTTAGAAAGAATGGTATACAAACCAGGAACATCCATAATTGAAAAGGATGGAGAATTGGATCATATGGCTGATGCCGTAGGCTATTTGGTAGATTTCCTATATCCACTTCGCACTGAATATGCACCACAGGAACCACAACGATGGGCATTCTCAGGTAACACACAAGCAAGGAGATGGAACTAAATGCCCGTTATTAGAGATCAAATTATAAAGGGAAATCCACAACTCAATGTTGATTACATAGTGGAGGCGCATCCAGCCTACAAACACTATTATAATCGATGGAGATTTTTGGCTGACTCTTACAATGGTGGATTCGAATTTTTTCAAGGAAAATATTTGGAGCCATATTATTATGAATCAAGAGATGATTATGAAAAGAGATTAAGAGCGGTTGGACTTGATAATCATGTCAAATCAATCGTGGGAATATACAATTCATTCCTATTTAGAAAGGAACCCAAAAGAAATTATGGAAGCATAGAAAACGATCAAGGATTGGATCCATTCCTTGCGGATGCTGATCTTGATGGTAGAAGTTTCCTACAATTTCTTCGTGAGACGAGTGCCTTGGCAATGGTATATGGTAATGTTTGGGTCATTGTGGACAAACCCAACACTGCGTCATTCACACGTGCCGATGAATTAAAACAGGGAATACGTCCTTATGTTTCTCTGTTCACTCCTGAAAATGTATTGGATTGGAAGTATGAAAGAACTGCTTCAGGATTATATCAATTAACCTATCTTAAGGTCAAGGAAGAAATAATTGAAGGCAAGCAATACATAAGAGAATACACACCAGAAGAAATCAATGTCTATCTCATTGATGGTGAAAATAAAACTGGTGACTTGTATGAAACCATCCCAAACACTCTTGGTAAAATTCCAGCAGTGTGTGTTTATGGACAAAGAAGCGCAACAAGAGGAATAGGAATATCACCGATGGGTGATGTTGCCGATGTTCAAAAGGAACTCTTCGAATTTGCTTCTGAGATTGAACAGATCATTAGATTAACAAACCATCCCAGCCTCGCAAAGACGGCTGACACTGAGGCAACGGCAGGTGCTGGTTCAATCATACAATTGCCAGATGGACTTGATCCAGGACTAAAACCTTACTTGTTACAACCGGATGGTGCTTCAATTGAATCAGTGTTACAGGCAATTGAAAAGAAAGTTGATTCCATTGACAGAATGGCATCGCTGGGAGGAATTAGAAGCATTGAAAGCCGTAGGCTATCGGGCATCGGACTCCAAACCGAATTCCAAATGTTGAATGCCAAATTGGCAGATTTTGCCATGAACTTGGAGCATGCGGAAGAACAGATTTGGAGATTATGGGCACAATACCAAGGCTCAGTATGGGATGGTGAAGTTCAATATCCAAGATCATTCTCAATCCAGGACAAGGCAAATGATGTTGCGCTGTTAAAGATGGCCAAGGATTCAAATCCAACCAATCCTATGCTGATTGACAAGATTGAAAAGATGATGCTTGAAACCATCACTGAAAGAAGTTATGAGGAAGTGGAAGAATGGTATCAGGACTGGAAACAGGAAAATGGTTCTTATGCTGAACATGAGGCAATGGAAACACCACAAATGGAAGCCATGGAACATCCACCAGTCACATCACCAGATGCACTATTACAGCATCTAAGAGAAATGATTTCAGAAGGTTATACTGATGAGCAGATCAAGGAACTACATCCTGAATTAGCGAGGTTATTTGGAAATGCCAGTTCGCAAGGTTAAGGGCGGATATCGTTGGGGTTCATCAGGCAAGGTCTATAGAACCAAAATAGAGGCAGAAAGACAGGGCAGAGCCATACAGGCGGCAAGCAGAGGCAAGCGTGGTGGTAGGAGAAAGCGTTAGTGGGAAAATACATTCCGGAGAGAGATTTCATTAATGAGATTGCCACTGAAAAGAGAATTAGACAAGTCCTTGAAGAATACAAGGAAAACGTATGGCGCTTTGAGGTCAAGGATTCTAAGGCAGCGGGCGTTAGGGCAAGGAACAATTTATTAGAATTGCACCATTTGTGCAAACAGCGTAGAAAGGAAATATTGGAACGCAAGAAAACAATAATTCCATTCCGCTGGGAAACAGAAGAAATAGAATAAACTACGGGAGCGAATTGGATATGGCTATGCGAGGTGGAAGACGCACACGAGGCGGCAAAAAGAAAAAACCAGGAACACGCGGCGGAAGACGCCGCAAATAAATGAATTTGTGCCAAATGGCATAAATAACAATAATACTGCCGAAGGGGGCAGGGAGTAGAACTCAACTCATAAAGGAAAGAGGTAATAATGAACGCGGAAAACACAGCGGTAAACGAAACTGAGACAACTGCGTCTCAACCAGAAGGTAAAGAGCAGGCAAATACACAGGAAACTGTAAAGGAAAATACTCTTACACAGGACGATGTTAATCGTATTGTTGCGGAGAGGGTTGCGAGAGAAAAGGCAAAGTTTGAAAAGAAATATTCAGGCGTTGACTTGGATCTTTATAATCAACTCGTGGAAGAAAAAGAAACTACACGCCAACAAGAGATGGAAAAGCGTGGAGAGTTTGAAAAATTGTTGAAGGAGCAGGCGGAGAAATTCAATGGCAAAATTCAACAGTATGAAACAGAACTTACTTCCATTAAAGTTGACGGCACGCTATTAAGTGAGGCAAGTAACCAAAAGGCAGTTAATCCACAACAGGTGGTTTCATTGCTAAAAGGTCAGATCAAACTTAATGAGGCAGGTGGCGTTGACGTGGTTGATACGAATGGACAGGTTAGATATGATGATAATGGTAATCCATTAGCAGTATCAAACTTGGTAAAAGAATTCCTTACAGCAAATCCACACTTTGTTAGTGCTGGCCCAAATGGCAGTGGCACTGGACAGGGCATTGGAAGGCAAGATACTGTGGTTGATACGGACATAAGCAAGTTGGATATGAACAATGCAGAACATAGACAACGCTATGCCCAAATTATGCGAGCAAAGGGTGTTCGCATATAACAACAACAATTTGCTAATATAAGGAGACGATATTATGGCAATTTATTCAGCGAATGCAGTAACGGCGAGTGTTTCGTCAGAAATGTATTCAAACATCGTCCAAGCGGCTTTATACACACTTTCTGAACAGACTGTGATTCGTCCGCTTGTTCGTAACTACGACATGACTGGAACTCCAGGCTTAACGGCACAGGTTCCAATCTATCCAGCAATTTCAGCATCAGGCTTAACTGATGGAACTGACATTGCGGCTAACACTGCTTTTAACACAACGTCAGTGACAATGACTGCATCAGAAATTGGTGCAATGGTTACATTGACTGATTTGTCAAAAGAGTCAAGCAATGAAGACTTAGCATCTGCTATCGGAAGACAGTTAGGTGATGCTATGGCTAAGAAAGTTGACGAAGACTTAGCGGCACTATTCACAGGTTTCTCAAACACTGTAGGATCAGGTGCGGCTGAAATCACAGTTGACGACATCTTCAAGGCTGCGGCAACTCTAAGAGCAAACAATGCTCCTGGACCATACGTTTGTGTGCTACACCCATACCAAGCATTCCAACTTAAGAAGGCTCTTGCTGGTAACGGTAACACACCAATGAACAACCATATCCTTGCAAACGAGGCACTAAGAACTGGCTATATTGCAACTATTGCGGGAATTTCTATTTTCGAATCAACAGTTGTATCAGGCGCTTCAAGTGGTGCTTATGTGGGTGCGGCTATGAGTTCAGATGCTCTTGGTTACATGGTTAAACGTAACATGAGAATTGAAACTCAAAGACAATCAAGCCAACGTGCGGACCAAATAGTTGGCACAATGGCTTATGCGACAAGCGAAATATTCGACGCTTATGGTGTTGGTATCATCGCAGACGCGGCTCTTTAATCAACTGATTAATTAGGCATAACGAAAAGGGCGGTAGCAATATCGCCCTTTTTTCTTGAAAAGTTATGGGTTTTCCAATTATTCGCTAAATACAAGAGTAAACAAATTAGCGGTTTGGGAAGGACCCAGAGCGTTTTATAAAGGACAGTATCCTATGGCAATTACACTTGCAACCATATCTAACATACAGGAATATGAACCAGACATCTTAGATTTTGGCATTCCTGATTTTGATGCAGAAATTACGAAAGCACAGAACGATGTTTTCCGCGATCTAAGAATTAGATGGTGGCCTACATATCATGTTGGAAAATATGATCTTACGAGACTAAACACGGGCAACAATGAACCCGATGAAGATTTATATACTGCAAGCCAATTAACCACTGCCTGCGTTTTTAACGTATTGGGTTTCCACATATTTCCTAAACTTGCTAAATTTGATCCAGAAACAGATTTATTTGAACGCAAGATGGAATACTATCGCAAGGAGTATGAGAGAGAACTTGATCTCGTGTTGCGTGATGGTGTTGAATATGACGCGGATAGTAGTGGAACGGTTGATGAAGCAGAAAAGGAACCCACACACTACCTACGCCTAAAAAGGTAAGGTAGCATGTCAAACAGAGAATTAGCAGTAAAGAACATCATAACAGTATTGGAGGACATGAGTCCACCAAGACCAGTATTCGTGTCAAGAGAACCATTTGATCTTGACAAACTTGCACTAACACAATTTCCTGCCCTATTGATAACCGCTGGCAATGAGACACGAGAAGATCAAGCCATGGGTGGTTATAGGAGAGGAATCATTGAGGTCAACATTAGAGGATTTGTGCGTTCTGATGGACGCAAGGGATTCGTTCAATCGGTCGATGAGAAACGCAACAACTTAATTGAAAGAATAGAAGAAGCACTGAACACGGATCGCACACGCGAACTGGCATCAGCAAGGGCGGCAACCACACACGTTGCTTCAATAGAAGTGATTGATAGGACGCCACCATTGGGCGAATTTGTTATGATTGTTGAAGTGCATTATTCATTCACTAAAGGAGCAACATAATGCCAATAAAATACACAAAAATGTGGAAGGACGGATCCTGGGAATTTATCCAAGAGGATCGTGTTAATAGATTTCTTGATGAGGGTTGGACTAAACAACCTGAATCAGAAAAAAAAGTTACTAAGAGCAACGGCAGCAAGAATAAAATCTCTGCAAAAGCCCAGGTAACTTCAAAAGCATCTGAAGAAAAGGTTGAGGAAGTCAAGGTTGAGGAAGATAACATCCAAGAACAAGACAACTTTACCTTTTCCTACGATGATTTTCAAACTGCCAAAAAGGAGGACTAAACTATGGCAACATATACAGGCGAAAATGGAACTGTGAAAATTGGTTCTGACTCAACAGGTGAGTCTGCTATCGCTCAAGTTCGTTCCTGGACAGTAGAACATTCAAAAGATGTTATTGAGGATACTGTCATGGGAGATGCAGCGAGAACTTATAAGAATGGCTTACACCAATTTACAGGTTCAATGGAAGTAGTTTACGACGATGGACACACAGCGGCATCTGATGCATTCAGACCCGATGCTGATGGTGACCTATTCGTGGAATTCTATCCATCAACAACTGCTGGTGAGAAGTTTACTGGTAAGATACTTGTGACATCAGTTTCAAGAACAGCATCATACGATGATCTTGTAACATGCACAGTAAATTTCCAAGGCACCGGCGCATTAGACGTTCAAGCGTATAACGCATAGGAAACGTTGATGTTATCTATTAAGGTAACAGGCACAAGACAGGCCATTGCTTCTCTTGAAAGAGAAAAAGAGAAGTTAATGACCAGGATTGCGAGCGATATATTGGAGGTTGCAAGATCCAAGACTCCAATAGACAAGGGTCAAGCGAGGCGTGGTTGGCGATTGGAATCGTCATTTAGACAGAAGAAGATTGTCAATCGCGTTCCTCACATTGACGCACTTGAACGAGGGCATTCCAAACAAGCACCTAATGGTATACTTGGACCGACCGTTAGGGAGATAACACGAAGGAGTTATAAATGAGTAACGTTATTAACAATATACAAACACACTTTAAGGAAAAATTAAGTGGTGGATTACAAAAGATTTCTGTTCCTGAATGGAAAACAGATATCTACTACAAGGCGGCTTATCCATTTGCTGTAGAAAGCAAAATTATTAGTCTACAGCAACAAGGTAAAACCGTTGAAGCATTGGTGGAAAGTCTAATTGCTAAAGCATTGGATCCAGATGGAAAACCAATGTTTAATAAGTTTGACAAAACTACATTACTAAATGAGGCTGATCCAGCAACATTGTTAAGAGTGTGTAGCGAGTTAAACAATGCTGTTTCTGAATATGAGGAAATAGCAAAAAACTAAAGGAGGACACTGAACTTCAACTGCTAATGAGAATAGCAGAAACTTTACACAAGAGTGTGGAGGAAGTTATGCAGTTAAGTGTCCTTGAAATTAGGTTGTGGTATGAATGGTTTTTACTACAACAAAAGAAAGGCGAGGAGGCGATGAGTGGCAACACAGACCGTAGAAATAAGGGCCGTAGATAAAACTCAACAGGCATTGGGTAAAATCAATGCTAATTTATCCAAGGTCGAAAAACGTGCAAGAAGTGTAGACAATACATTTAGATCTATTGCCGGATTAGCGGCAGGAGTTTTTGCTGGTTTAGGTTTAGGTAGAGTTGCATCAGGAGTCATCAGCGTTTCAAGACGTTTTGAAGACTTAAGAGCAACATTGGTCACCATCGAAGGTAATACTGCCAAAGCCGCAAGATCCTTTAAATTAATTGAAGATTTTACGGCTGGCACCCCGTTCCAATTGGATGAGGTCACACAAGCATTTATTAAATTTAAAAATGCTGGTCTAAATCCAACCACGGAGTTTATGACAAACGTGGGCAACATAGCGGCTGGTATGGGTAAACGTATTGACGATGTCGCACAAGCAGTATTCAACGCTACAACCGGCGAATTTGAAATGCTCAAACAATTGGGTATTAAGGTAAAGGTTGAAGGCGATAAACTAAAAGTAAATTTCAAAGGCACAACACAAACCGTTGCAAATGATGGTAGATCAATTATCAAATTAATTGATCAAATTGGTAAGACAGAGTTTGCAGGTGGTATTGAACGTCAATCTAACACACTAACAGGTGCATTATCAAATCTAAGAGATGCTACTGATAAATTCTCTGCTACAATAGGTGAAAGCGGATTGGGTTTAGCACTTACACAATTGGCCAAAACATTCACAAGCATAGTTCAAAGTTCAAATGGACTTGCTCAAACAATTGGTGAAGAACTTGGCTTTATGTTCTTTAAACTTAATGAATTCATCAAAGAATCTAATTTTGATATGGGCAACTTTATCAAGGGTGCTAAAATTGCTGTTGCTGTATTAGGTGGTGCAGGACTTGTAAAAGTATTGCAGATGGTGACAACTGGTGTTAAAAGTTTAACACTTGCTATGGCAAGAAACCCATTAGGATTGTTAGCAGTAGCGGCCGCAAGTTTAATCACATACCTATCTATGGAAAATGGATTGGGTAGAACCATTGCACAGGTTCGTGCTGTATTGAAAAAACTTGGTGATGTAGCAGGTAGCATAGCAACATATTTTAAAAATCAACTTGGTAAAGCAATTGACTTTGTAACAGGTATTTTTGATAGTTTTGTTGAAGGTATCATTTCAGGATACAATGCTATTGCAAAATTTGTTCCAGGTTTAGAAGAAATTGAAGTCACTGGTAAACAGGTAAGAGACGGATTAAAAGATCTTGCTATTGAAGGATTTGAAGTTGTAAAAGATACCGTAGGTGATGTTGTTGAAGGTGTTGAAGAATGGATTGATACCAATGAATTGGCTAAAAAGGCTTTAGAATCAGGTAAAAGTGTTCTTGCTGAATTAACAACTGCTTGGACAAATGCTGGATTAAGTTATGATGAAGCAGAAAAGAAAGCAAGAGAAACTTATGATGCCTTAATTGCTACCAACAAAGGATTAGTGGATCAAGGCGATGCGGCAGATGGTGCGGCAGATGGCACAAATAATTTAACAACTGCAACAGAACAACTAACAGCAGCACAACAAAAATTAAATGCGGCATCCTTAGGATTAGGACAAACAGAAGCATTAAAAGAACAACAGGATTCATTGATTGAATTTTATGATAAAAATTTAAAAAAAGCATCTGAAACAAATGAATTTATTCGTGTTGGTAAAAAAACATTAATTTCAAGAGAAATATTATTAGAACAAGAAAAATTTGACAAATTACAAACACTTAATGAAAATTTCTATAAGGCTGTTGATTCAATGCATATGCGTAACATTGAAAGACGTCTTGCAGCCGATATGAAATATCTTGATACTGTTGAAGGCGCTCTTGATAAGGGTTTCTTAAAACGCAAAGGAGATGAAGAAAGAGTTCAGGATATTGTTCGCAGACGTATTGAATTTGAGAAAAAATCAGAAGAAGAAAAAGTTCAATTTGGATTACAACAGGGTGCAACATTCTTCAAGGGACTTGCGGCTTACAATAAGAAATTCTTTGCGGCATACAAGGCATTTGCTATTGCTGAAGCAATAATTAACACCTATGTTGGAGCGACGCAAGCCTTAAAAGCATATCCACCACCATTCAACTTTATTGCGGCAGCGGCAACCGTTGCTTCAGGTTTGGCACAGGTGGCAACCATTAGGGCGCAAACAGCACAGCGTGGTGGTAAGGTAATTGGCGGACAGCCAGTTGCAGTTGGTGAGGATGGACCGGAGTTAATTGTGCCCAAGCAGAGTTCAACAGTCATACCAAGAGAGGTTGCGGATGCAATTGGTAACATGGGTGGTAATAACGGACCTGTTAATGTAAACTTTAACATAACCACAGTTGATGCAAGTGGCTTTGATGAATTGCTTGTCGAAAGAAGAGGAACAATAGTAAACATAATCAATACTGCAATGGAAAAACGTGGTAAACAAGGAGCAATAGCATAATGGCCTATATAGGAAATTTTCCAACATCACCTGGATTCCAAGCAATTAATTTCAAACAAAATAATTCCGTTAAACAAACATCAGCGGCAAGCGGAAGAATTATTAGATTAACAAATTCAACGACCATATGGAGTGCGATACTAAGATTTCCTCCAATGTCATTGGCAGAATTTCTTCCCATACAGGCATTCATAGCAAGAAGCCAGGGTGGCTTGAATGAATTTGATGTGGTCATGCCCACGATATCACAAAACAGTGCCGGATATACCAATAATGCAACAGTGGCATTAATTACAACCACGGAAGCGGCTGCTGGAACTACCAGCATGGAGATAAACAGCGTTCTTAATGATACCAAGATATTCAATCCGGGCGATGTAATAAGATTTAACAATCATTCAAAGGTTTACATGATTACTGATGATGCTGGAGTAACCACGGATGGATCCGGAAATGCTACCATTAACTTTGAACCGGCGTTAATTACTACTGTGCCCGTTAATGATAGTGCTGGAGATTATCATATCGTTGCCGATGTTCCATTTAGAATGATAATGAATAACGAAATACAGGAAATGGGATATAGGACTGATGGCTTAGTTAATTATGAATTGGATGTTACGGAGATTATCTAATGACAAAACAATTGAGTGGCAATTTACAAACAGCATTGGCAAGAGATGCCATTGTTTCATACCTGCTACTCAACATCAATGGAACAAGATATACTGATGCGCCTTTTGACATTACCAGTTCAATAGAGGGTTCATCAAATACCTATGAGGCACAGGGAAATTTCCTTGGCATAGGTGAAGTTGACGAAAATTCAGATCTTGCGATCAGCACCATAGCAATACAATTATCAGCATTGGTGCCGGTAGTGGTGGCTAATTTTGCAACACCATCAATAATCAATCAGGACGTATCAATCTATAGAATACTTTATGATCAATCAACGGAAGAACCAGTTGGTGATAGCACGGGTGATAATGGATTATTAATTTTCAAGGGTCGCGTTAGCGCATATGATATCACGGATGCTGAGGAAACGGCATCGGTAACCATAACCGTTGAAAGCCAATTTGCTGATTTTGAAAAGATTAATTGCAGAAGAACCAATTTAACCAGTTTCCAAAGATTGTATCCAAATGATTGGGGAATGGAATTTTCGCATGAAACATTAAATGACTTGGGGTGGGGTAGAAAGGTATGATAAGAGAATTTCAACCAACGGACATGAATAAAATATTACAATTGGTTAGAGAACATGCCAAGGAAGCGGAAGTGTTTCAAAACTTGCCAGTTGATGAGGTATATGCCAAGGAACAGATTAGGCACACGCTGATACAGCAAAACCATCAGTGTTTTGTTGTTGAAAGCGGCGGCGAAATAGTTGGTTATAGTTTGGTTGGATTGATGACAAAATTATGGAATCCAACCATCTATGCTGAAGTATATTTTTTCTATGTTCACAACAGCGTTAGAAACAAATACCTTGCTGATGCACTCTATGATAAAACATGCTCATGGTCATACCAAAACGGAGCAAGTTGGATTGAATACAGCGTGAGCCTATTTGATGAAAATTATGAGGGCAAGAAAACATACATCGATAGGGCATCAACCTATTTTGAACACAAGGGCGGAAACCACTGTGGTAACATATTTGTTCAGGAGTTAGGATAATGGGTGGCGGAAATCCAATAAAGGCCATAACTAAGCCATTCAAGAAGTTATTCAAGAGCATTGGCAAAATTTTCAAGTCAATTCTTAATTTTGTTGGTGATATCATTGGTTTCGTTCTCAATCCATTTGGTGCTTTTGATACTCCGGATTTGGGGGCACAGAATGCGGATCAGGCGGCACAGGGTGTTACGGTCACAAAGAATGGAACCAATGTGGCAATACCCGTTGTTTATGGTTATAGGAGAGTTGGAGGTGCATTAATATATGCTGAAACTGGCTCAACAAACAATCAATATCTATGGTGTGCTTATTCATTATGCGAAGGACCCATTGCTGGCATAAAGAGAATTTACATTGACGATGTCGCATTACCATTACCAGATAACATCTACACGGATCAGGGAGTTGTTGATGTAACCAGTGGTAAGTTTAATGGTAGGATCAAGTTCCAAGTCATGTATGGTAACCAGGCTGAAAATTTTTCGGTCAATGGCGATCTAAAGGGTCCAAATTGGGGAAGCAAACAGAGAGCATTGCCCAAGGTTGCTTGGGTCATGATGAGATTTTATTGGAAGGAAATCAAGACACAAGAAGATCAGGACAACAATCCATTTGGTGGTGGAATTCCACAGGTCAAATTTGACATACTTGGCAAGAAAGTTTTTGATGTTAGAAGATATGCTGGATCAGTTCCAGCAATAGTATCATCGCTTACGGATGAAACCACGCATCGTTATTCATACAATCCAGCAAACTGTTTATTGGATTACATGCTGAATACCAAGTATGGTGCTGGACTAAGTTATACACAGATTGATTTTGATACATTTAAGACTGCGGCACTTAAATTTGATCAAACGGTATCATACAACAACAATTATTCAGGTCCGGCAGTAACAATGAATGCCGTGGTTGATACCAACACAAAACTTCTTGAAAATCTAAAAAGATTATTGAATGGTTGTAGAGGAATAATGCCATATATCCAAGGAAAATACAAATTAAAAGTAGAGGATGGTGGCAATGATACTGATATCACATCAACCACAATTAATGTTGCATTTGACGTTGACAAATCCTACATAATTGGTGGCATAAGCCTACAGGGCGAAAGAAAGAAAACAAAATTTAATGAAGTATTGGTCAATTGGATTGACCCTGATAGAGAATTTACCAATCAACAGCAGGTATACAGTGAAAGTGGAGATCAGGCGCTTGACAATAATGAAAAATTGGTTGGAGAATTTACATTCCATACCATTACCAATCCTGCGATCGCTTGGGAAACTGCGAGAATGATTTATAAAAAATCAAGAACGCAAAAGTCAATATCCTTTAATGCCACGCAAGAATTAATGAATGTTGAAGTTGGTGATATCATAAGAATTACTGATACCGTGCTTAATTTAAGCAATGACACATTTAGAATT